ACTTCCCCCGCTTGATCCATCGGGTTTTCCGCAAGTGATTCCTCTGGTGCATCAGCACCTGTTATTCCGCTATCCATCTGTATTCGGTCTGCCATTATTCAGCCTCCTGTGTTGCTTCTAATTGTTGTGCTGCTATATCTATAGCTTGCCCCCCGAATTGCTGTACTACTGCGTCTTGTTGTTGTTGTTGCATTTCTGCCATGAGTTCTTCTTCAGACTTAATGAGTCCTAGAGTATCTATTCCAAGAGCTGTTGCTCTGCGTTTAATGTATTCTCGTAGATTCACAAACTGTCCTATTGCTTCTGGCCCAATGGTCTGAGCCATACCTTGTAAGAAGAAGTCTAATCGGTTCAGGTCATTGCCACGACCCAAGGCTTCTATCCCTGTAATTATAGCGGGTGATATGAATTTCTTAGGTAATTTTGGTAATTTCTTTTTCTTCTGTAATCTGGTCATCATTCGGTTTACCAAAGGTAACTGAAGTTCCTGACTTAGAAGACTGAAGGCTCCACCTAGTTGTCTTTCGATTGATTGAGTGACCAAGCGGATTTCTTCTGCTGTAACTCTTTCTGCTCTACGAACGGTAGACTCCGTTAATAGAAACGCATAAGCCAGCCTATCTGTAATCGTTTGTGCCGTTTGGTGAGCGATAGAGAGATCTGCGGATTTCTGAGACTGTAATACCGTAACATCTTGAGCACTCCCTTCAACGATAGCACCATTGGCAGACTTAGCGAGGGTTCTAGCACGAGTAGTTCCATTAGGATTCACCATGAATAGAATCTTACTGGCTGCTGCTGCACCCTCTACGATTGATTGGGTCAGTCCTTCAAGAGACTTGAGGTCTCCAAGGTATTGTTCAACATAACTGCGACCCCAGTTCTCTCCTTCAACCCTGTACATTCGTAAAGGTAAGAAGGGGACTTTATCTTCTGGGTATACGCCATGTGACCCTGGAATCTCTACATCACCAATAGATTGGTACACACTGTACTTACCATCGGGTTGTTTATGGATACAGGTGTAAACATCTACACTATCATTACTTATAGAATCCGAGGGGATCATCGCTTGAATTTCTTGAGACAAGGCCAGAGGACTTACGGATTCTTTTGTAACCATGTGAAGTGGATTACCCATAGGATCACGTTGGATAACATAGCGAGTCATGGGGAAGACTCTAACACCACCCTCATCTGGGAAATGTAATAGACAATTACCAGCAATGATAAGGTGTTTTAGAGCCTCAAACAAAGCTACTCGGACATTGTTTACTTCAACCTCTTTCATGACAGCCTTCTCAATGGATGCCAGAGATTGTTCGACTTCACTCTTGATCTCAGGAGCACCCTCAATTTGCTTGAGTGCCTGGTCATCGAGCACCAGTCGGAAGAATGGGGAGTTGGGGGGTAGGAGGCTTAATAGTAAAGAACTTGCAAGATTATTGACTCCTCGCGCCCCAGTCCCGTTATACGGACAAGCAAATTTCTGGTGACTTGTTGTTCCCTCGTTGGGTATGACAGTGGGGAGAGTCAATCGACTACAATCCCTAGCACGTTCCAAGAAGGAATAACGCTTTGTCTCTAGTTCTGTATACAAGCCTTTGGCATTTTTCATAGTTTAATATCCAACATTAGCACCAGAGCCACCACCAACATTATCTGATAGTCGAATCTTAAGCATACTTGTGCCTTTTCTCTTAGCTCGTTGGGAGTAACCATGAGTCTCTCTACGCCTTGCCTCAGTAGCATCACCTGAATCAGCCATCGTTTCTGCTGTAGGAGCAGGGGGTGGTGGCGGTGGAGGGGGAGGAGGAGGCGGGGGTGGGGGTTTAGGGCTGCGGCCAATGCACATAATTATCTCTCCAAGATGTTATCCGATTGCTCTTTAAGGATAGACATAAGATGTTCTACAACTGACCTTTGACCAGCTTTGAAGAATATCTCACGCTCTGTATCTGTAAGAGCAGGTGTTTGTATTGGGAATTGCGAGTCCAACCACTCGGTTAATTCGGGCAAAACCACGGGAGTTTTCTCATATACTTGTCCCTTATCCATTTTCACCGTCCTTCTTAGCTTCTACATACGCACCCAGCAGGCACACATAGTTCACAATATCTACACAAGTATCCCTAAAACTTTCATCGGATACCTTGAACTCACCTGATTCTGCGAATGTAGATAACCTGCTGAACTTGTCTGTAAGCCTTACCAAGAACCCACGTTCAGTCGTGCATATTCCCATAGACTCACACCTCGTAAAGTTAGCAAAGGGATGTGTACCTTTATTACCCGCATAGTCTGAGTTCTTGGCTTTCGATAGTTCCCTTGCTTCATTACATATTTCCTCATGGAACTTTAAGTATTCATCTCGTGACATTCTGGTGTCCATAGATTGACCTCCTTAGTCTTCTTATTGTATTCTCCATGCCTTAGAATCCTAGCAACCCTTGCTTGGATCAGAGCATCTTCTTCTGTTAGTCCTACCTTCTCATAGGCAGCAACAACCTCTATCCAGTCCCCATCCTTGAGAACCTTGATAGCGGTCTTAGGGCCAATCCCAGGACAGCCACTGTAACCGTCTGTAATATCACCAGTTAGGGCTTGAGTGAGGTGGGTTCTGTTGGCTTGCTCTAGGGATATCTCCATGATCCCATCTTCAGGATGTCCAGGGTTGTATAACTTACCTGGGATGGTCTTCATGTCCTTATCTTCAGAGACAATGATCTTATCTGTTTTATCCTTGGGGTCTGTTGCCAGTATCCCCATGACATCATCAGCCTCTAAGGTATCCCACAATGCGGTCTTGTAAGTTTCCGCTACATAATCTCTAAGTACAGGGTATACCAAGGGTTTACGTTTACTTTTGCGGTTGTGCTTGTATGTGGGGAGGACTTCCTTGCGCCAGTTTGCGTGGTCAGTCAGGGTGATTATTAAGTGGTCAGCTTCTAGGTGTTCCTTGATATCTGTCAGCCAAACATCAACTCTTTCTTTAGCTATCTTAGCATCACCATGTAGTGTCCATACATCATCCCCCCAATCCCATGCTTCCTCTACTGCTGATGACTCAGCGTATAAAAGAATATCTCCATCAATCAATAGAGTCCGTTCCATCGTGGATATCTCCTGCTTCTGCGGCCATCCTTGCCATTGCAAGTAGGCCTAGTATTGCGTGGTATGCTCCCCCTAAACACATGATTACATCATCCTCTTTAGTGCTCCTCCGACTGGCTGCAACAATCACAACCTCATCAAACCTTTTGGTCAGTTCAGCAACCAATGCTTTAGTTGAGAAGTATTCTATTGATTCCATAGGTAGTTGATCCTCTTGAGGTTCTTTAACTCATCCACTAATGCAGTTCGTTTTGCTGATTTCTTTGGGTACTTCAAGATCTGTAGTAGTATAACTGCTTGCGGTAATTTTTCCTTGAGGAAGGGGAGAACTTCTTTAATACAATTCCTTGCGGTCTCGCCTGTGCAGTACCACTCGTATGCTTGGCGATGTCCCTCCTTAGTGTTGGTTCGTTCTCTTACAGTTCCGCCAAATAATTTTTTGTACCAAAACAAAGTAAGAGGATAAGTGTTAGAGATAGATACTCTGGTAGTGTTGTGAAACCTTAGACAACCTTCAGCGTCCAAGTAAGCGGCTGCGTACACCATATCAATGAGTTTCTGCCCAGTTCCTTCCGACCTTAAATTCTCCAGCAAGAGGACATCGTAGGTTGAAGTACCTTCCAGCTTCTTCAATAGATCTTGTGGCCATATTTCCGAGTTGTTCTGCATAGTCCTCCTTGACTGATAATTGAATTTCATCGTGAATGTGAGCGACCTGATAAGCAGTACCTTCAGGTAGCGTGTGAATGTGTTTGCATAGATTGACGGTAGCTTGCTTCATGACCACAGCACCCGCACTCTGGAGTGCTAGGTTCAACGCTGAGTGCTTAGAGCGTACTGGTAGGTGTCTGCCATCGAGACCCCGTAGGTATCCCTTGGTGTCTATCTGGTGAGCGATTACCTTTTTGAATTGACCGATAGCGGGTATCTTATGTAGGAACCTTGCCCTGAGCACTCGACCTTCACCTATCCCACCATTAACAATAGAGCCTAGCTTCTGGTCTCCCGCACCATATAGATATGAGTAGATGAACAGCTTACTTTTCTGTCTGTCGGGTAGACCCGCAGCGTGTTGGTTCACCGTATGAATATCACCATCACAAACTTCCTTGGCATATTGACCTTTATCATAGTAAGCCAAGTAGTGAGCC